CATCGTTATAACTTGTATTTGATCCAGTTGCAACATCCGAATATGTATCGTTCGAACCCGTTGAAACATTACTATATGATATATTTGCACCTGGGTCAACATCTCCATAAGCAAAAATATCTACAGCTCCAATATTAAACGAAGCTGATAAACCATCAAATCCCACCACAATATCTGGTATGGTTACAGCTCCAATATTAAACGAAGCTGATATTCCAGTTAAGCCTAATGACATATCATTAGGATCTATTGAACCAACACTAGCTGTTAATGTTTGAGCTGTTGGTTGAATTAATGCGTCACCTTCTTGTGCTACAAACCCTTGAGTTAATGTTAAATCTAATCCAGATAAAATTGCTGCATCGTTTGGTGCAACTGCTGTTCCTAAAGTAGATGTAATAGATAAACCAACTAAGTCTGCTTGATTATCAGAAAATGCTATTGCAGTTCCTTGACTTGCAGTAAATGATAGTCCAGATAATATAGCAGTTGCGTTTGGTAATGTAACTGTTCCTTGACTTAAAGTTAAATCTAGACCAGTTAAACCCACAACTTGATCAGCAACAACAGGAACACCTAATGCAAAAGATGCAGAAATGCCTGTTAATTCAAAATTTGCATCACCTTCAATAGATTCAAAAGAACCTACACTAGGTGTGGCTGATACTCCAGTTGGTTCTACAAGTGCGGAACCTTCAATTGATTCAAATGAACCAACAGATGCAGAAAAAGATACTCCAGTTAATTCAAACTCTGTGCCTAAACCAATATTAACAGCAAACTCTCCCCATGCACCACGACCATAAGCGTTGTTGCCCCAACCTTCTATACCTAAATCTGTTTCTATTTGAAAACCTGTAACACTAATTGTTACATCATTAAGATCATTCCAAGAGCCATGATTCCAAGTTTGAGCACCCCAACCTGCACCTAAAACAGTTGATCCACCCCATTGTGATTGATCCCAGGTTAACCGGCCCCATCCTGAAGATACCGACATGGTCGGCCTCCTATGCTAGTCTGATGATTGCTGCTGTAGCGTTGTTTGCAGGAAATTCTATTTTAAAAGTTCCGTTACTCGCTGTTTTGTCACCACCGAATGCAATTGCACAAACAGCATCGGTTGTGCCTGAGCCACCATCTGTTGTTGTGTTATAAATTAATGCACCGTTTGCAGTGAAAGAAGCTGAAGTGTATGTTACATCACTAAAATCTGTGAATGCAGTTGTGCTTGTTAAACCAACTCCGCTATTAGTTAGCGTTGCACCACCCGCAGTATATGCGGTTCCTGATGTATTTGTAATTTCTTCTGATGTTGAATAATCTGTTGTAGAAGCGCCTAAAGTTGCATCACTATCAAACAATGCAATTTTAAAAGTGTGACCACCTGAAGATTCAAAACTGTGTTTA